CCTTATTGTTAATGGCTCTCTTATCATTTCTCTTTGTATGGCTAACCCTGATTCTGAAAATGCACATCGGCCCAAGCCCATAGCGTAATTGCCGAATATACGGACTTGCTGTTCCCATTCTTCCATATTGGATTTTAAGCGCTTAATTATCTTCTCAGATATGCCTGGATTTTCTGTTGTAGCGCCTGTCCAGATTTTAAGGCTCATAGGGTCAGACTGACGGGTTTCGTTCTTTAATATTTCCTTATATGTCCATGTTAAGCCTTTGAATGGGTCGGGAGTCATTGAGCCTCGAATAAGAAGATTGCGACCGGCCTTTACCCTGATACATGCTTCTGAGAATACGTCTTTAGGAGGTTCCTCATCAAAACCGATATAGTCTTTACCTGCGCCCCTGAATTTCTCTATACCGGAGTCTGCTGATTTAAAGCCTACTTCGGAGCCATTAAATAGTTTAGCAATTAAATCTGTTTTATTAAAATCCCAGGAGGATATATCCTCACTCCATTTAACGCCAACTTCCGGCATCTGCATTTTAAACTTTGGCACTAAAATATCTCTAACCATAGGGAAATCCAGCCCTACAATCCAGACATCTTGGGGAAGTTGATAGAGTTCGTTTGTGAGAGGATTATAACCATTGGCCTGACATATGGCACGAAATACATTGGCATCGGTTTTACCCCAACGGTTACCGGTAATGACCCATGCTTCATCGCCATTCCATGAGATAAACTCTGCTTGCTTGGGATGAAAGAATAGTCTGGCTATATCGTGACCGCAACCGCCGAAACATTCCCTGTTTGTACAATCTTTGGAATGAATACGCCAGGCATAGGTCTGTAAGTGGGTAATACATTGAATCCATATTTCCGCTATATCATCAGTAAGGGCAGAGAGCTTTTTAGATAAATCTATCGCATCCCAGGACTTGATTAAATAGGGATTTTTTTCAGGATTATTTATAGTTTCAGAAATGATAACAATGTCGGTTGATATATCGTTTGACATATTAACCGATAAGATACATTAAATCAGGATGTTGTCAAATTACATACGGGCCATTTTAGAGATTTGAGATAAATTAAAAGGTTTATAATATCTGGAATATAATTGTTCGTTAGCTAAATCCACAGATATTTCTGCAAGGGTTTTCCCTGTTGACCTTTGTGTTTTTATGAAATCAATAACACGTTGTTCGGATAAATCCTCTTCAAGATGTATTCCATCAGCAGCCAGCTTATAGCCAAAAGGGATATTACCTATCCGTTCGCCTTTTGTTTTTTTATGCTGTAATACCGCCTTGGTTCTCTCCGATGTCGCTTCACGTTCCCACTGAGAGATGGACATCACTACATTCATGACCATCCTGCCCATAGCGGAATTCGTATCAATCTTCTCCTGAACTGAAATCAATACCTTATCTTTAGAGAAGTACCGCTCCAGCAAATAGCATAAATCCTTGACTGACCTCGTAAGGCGGTCTAACTTGACTATGAGCACACCCTGACACAGATTAGAATCCATCAACTCAATCAATCTTAACATACCCGGTCTTTTAAGACTCTTTGCCGATTCCCCAGCATCCACAATTATCTCACCTAACCCAATATCGTATAACTCAGCATACTTTATAATCTGAGACTCCTGTACCTCAAGACTCATCCCGGCATCAGCCTGCTTATCACTGGAAACCCTGACATAACCCACGATCTTCATATTAATATTCCTCCAGTATCTCAACAAATAAAAACCAGACGGCAACTCCGGCAAATGCAGTTCCTAAAATATAACTACCCATGGAGAATAAAACTGCCGCAAACCCCGCTGAGATTAAAAATATCATCCCTTCTTCTCCTGCTCCTGATAACTCAAATACGCCTCTATCACAGCAACGATAAACTCCTTCATCCTCATATCCTGCTGCAAGGCCGCTATCTTCATCCTCTTAAATACATCATCAGGTATACCCTTAATAAATAAATTCTTCATGCTTCATACTATAATATATAAATATTGATTTGTCAAGATTACCTTAATCCATATCAGATAATTTCCCTTTTATCACAAATCCAGGATTGATTATATACATATTATGCAATATTTTCCCTTTAGGTGTTAAGCATCTCTTGACATAGCCCTTTTCTATTAATACCGCCAACCACTTTCGCACAGATATTTCAGCGCATTTTAAATCATCGCTTATCATTTCCACCGTAGCAATAATAACAGGCTCCTGATTAATTCTCATCCCTTGCACTCTGTCTATAAACCAAAATAGCAATTTAGCCTTCCCATTCTCAATCTCTAAATCCTCCAATACCTTCTGTGTAAAACACTTAAATACCTTCACAAAATCCTTGTCACCATTTGGCCGATCAACAATTATCGCATACCCCGTTCGTACTATCTCCCCAGTTTCACTATCTACTCGTTCCTCACTTTTGTGTATAACCCTCTTTGCCATAAATGTATCCTCCTTTTAACCCATTATTATACACTAAGTATCAGAAATAGATACCTGAATATAGCCACAGCTAAACTTGGTTAACCCCACATGATACCTGAATATCAACCACCCCTATTAGAATCAACAACTTACATCGTTTGCTCTCATCTCATCTATACAAGACTTTTTAAGATAATTGCATTGTCTATGTAACAGTTACAAAGTTGTCCTTAGTCAATTTGAATATTTGTAAAAATTTGTGGACGGTATGATATAAAATATACGGTCAATCTATTGGCCTATATTGAATTTGAATATTATGAAAAATTTATCGAAGGCATGAGAGGCAGGCTTGAGACTCCCAATGTGCGGATGGGACCCTACGGGTTTTCGGGATTGTCCACAGGGTAATTACCAGAGTTTTCCACAGGTTTTCCACAGGTTGTTAACAGATTATCCACAGGATTATCAACAACCACAACAGATTGTACGTCAACAGTCTGACTCACAACAGCTTGTGGTAATTGATTGTCTTGACAGCCCTGTAGTGACAACTGCTGACCTGTAAGTATCTGGATTAAGGTATTGACACGGTTGACAGTGACGGTTGATCCCTGCTGTCCGTCACCATATGTGACCTTCCAAGCCCATGGTAAAGCCTCGTTGGGTTTGGCCTTGCGCCACCGCTCAAAGTCACGGACGGATGCAGCACCATCGAGATATTTACGTGTCCATATGCGTAGACCGGGCGAGAGCGTTCGGGGCCGTCTGACCATTTCACCCGCCTTTACAGCGGTATTGATTTTATTCATTTTTTCGAGATTTAGCGCTGTTTTGCGTGATATTGGCGGTGAGTTTTGGATTGTGTTTAACTTTTCCGTGACAATTTCCATTTTCGGGAATTTGTGGAAAGCGGCCCTTGCCTCATCTATGCTGATTTTTTTAAGTTTTGGCATGATTATTGTTGTATCATTAATTGCTGATTCTGTCAATTACTGGTGGTTCCACTTGGTACATATCCAACATAATGTATAATATATTTTACTTGACAATATATATTAATATGCTATACTGATAAGCATGATGATGATAAACAATAAACAAGGGGGTGTGAAGATGGAGAAGAGAATAACACTACACAGGGGATTACAGTGGTGGATGGTGACATTCCATGGGGATGTTGAAGTCATGGAATTATTTGGAACTGATACTATCCCGACGAGCTACACTGCCGAGGCACCGGCATTAACAGTACTGAATGCAATCAGGGCATTAAACCCCGGATATAATATCCATTTCGGCAATAATGCCAGCTAACAAGGGGGTGTGAAATGAATAAAGCATATTACGATAAAGGGGATATTGTACTGTCATGTATCACTGGGTCAAAGTTTAAGATAGTAGATACTGGATATAGTAATGAACGGTGGTACCATATGAAATATGTACAATTATTGAAAGGTGATGATCCTAATTTCGTAGCTATACGGACAGAAGCAGAATTATTACACTCTTTCGTCAAGGTGTCCCCATGAAAACAATAAACAAGGAGGTAGAAGATGAAGACATATGTAACTAAAGAGGGATTCGGGCAGGCATTAAAGTCTGGTATAAGGTGTATCATAATTCAGGAATCATATGATGGCAAGGATGTAGCTATAATGACAGGGATAGACAACGGCAGTTCTGTATGGCATGGGAAGAAGACAGACCTTTCCGAGGAGGTACCTTCATGAAGAACCTATTTATCAAGGGCCTGCCGGACGACCTTGCGAAGGCCATTAAGGTCACGGCCGCACAGAAGGACCTGAAGATAAGGGAACTGGTAATAGCGGCTATATTGGCATATCTTGCCGCAGGAAGGGGGATAGTGGAAGATGACACCGACTGAGCACGCAGAAAACGCCATGCACCGCTTAGTGCTGGCAAGGATAACCGGGAATGCAAGGGCGGTACAGTACTGGCTTTGCAGAGTAGATTATTGGAGTGAGATTATAATACAGGAGGGATTGAAATGAAGACGATGAATATCATCACAGAAGGAAAAGAGGACGGACATGGACGGTTACTGTTCACAGCTAAATGGATTGACCCGGATAATCAGAGGGATAGAGGACAGGTGTTCCATTCTCGGCTGGATGAACATGTCAGAGACTGGCAATCAAGAGGATGGAAAGTGATTGTAAATAGAAAGGAAGGTGGAAAATGAAGATAGAAACATTCAACTATCAATTCAAGGGGATGAGGAAACCAGATAACTTTATCGTCTATCCGGCAAAGGTTGGCGATAATGTCTTAACAGTTCAGGGAAGTAGGACTATTGCACAGTTCGACATTGAAACAGGTAAAGGCGTCTTGAATTTTAAGGGCAGCAATTCTAAATATTTCATACACTTAAATAAAATGTTAGGTGCTATTGATTACGACTTCCCGAAAGATTTTGTAATTAAATGCCTGGAATACCTGCCTAAATCAGGGGATTTAATCGGGTCATACAGATTGTATGTACAATTATTAAGGCAATAACTTCACCCGGCCCCTGGCCTCACACGTCAGGGGCTTTTCTTTGTCATCGCCGCAAGTAACCGCCGCTCAATAGTATTTTGAACGCTTACCGGCGAACTATGCTGTACATCCCGCAGGATGCTCTCCAGCTCGTCAATCACATCGCAGAGATAGGTAATGTCATTTCCGCTAACGTGCATATCCAACCCTATTGAACATATATCTTTAACAGCTGGCCAATAAGTTAATATGCCGATATTGACCGGTAGATTGAAAAACTCGAGTTCTTTAACAGTCATTCTATTTCCCCTTTCATTAGCGGGAGGCAGACTGACCACTACTTTGTCGGTGTCTACTTTTCACCACTCCCTTTATTTGTTATTTCTCCTTTAATTGAACTTTATAAACCTCTACAACCCCAGCACCCAATCTCTTACCTTTCAGTTGGCGTAAACGTCCAATGACATCCATCTAACAAACTCATTTCTTACCCTCCTCTGGTAATTTAATCCATCCATCCACGTTATGGCCGTAACAACTACTCCACGGCTCTGCATATTTACCGCCTGTAGTATAAAATGCGATATGGTAACCTGAATCAGTTGGTCTGTAATGTCCATTCTTTAATTTAACCAGATACCAACCATCCTTGTCTGGAATGCTGGTGTTAAATATCAGTTCTGTCATTTCTTACCCTCCTTGATAAAGTCAGTTAATCTATATACCGTAAAAGACCTCATTTTAGGCCGAACCTCAAACTGCCCAACACACTCCATGCAGATATACGGCTGACTGCTATCTATATCCTTGACACGGTTAATAGCACCGTTAGAGCCATGTATCTCAAGGTATAGCCTGTCACCCTCCATGAAGTAACCGCACAACAAGCAGAACTCGTCCTTGTGATACGGCGGTTCATCCCCCTGATAATCTTCGTCAGGAGTAAAACCTTGCCGCCATAACTCCACTTCCGAAATGTGCTTTTTCATTTCTTTTCCTTTCTTGGATTTATAGGTAATTTCATCCAATGCGTGGCTTGTAAAGACAGCAATATATCACCCTTACTTTTCCAGCGATTATGTACTATATCCCAATGTACTAATTCCTTCACCCCTCCTTGACGCATATTGCATGCCACAAATTCAGTACCATCTTTTGGCGCTGATTCTATTAATTCCCACATACATCCTCCTTCACCACCACCATTAACTCATCAACAGCGGCCTCGTAACCCTTATCATGCGCAAGCTCAAGCTGTATCTTTCCATGATGCCATGCCCAGGCGTAACCCAGGCCGGTAAATATAAATGCTGTCAGTATAAGCCAGCCAAACCAATCATATTCATCATTCGTCATGTCAGCCTCCAAATTACCCACATGATCCCCCATACGATTACGCCGGTAATTGCAGCACCGGCTATAAGAAAGCCTAATGCCTCTAAGTGAGATTCAAACATGCCGTATTTTATGGTGTCTCCCCCTTAAACGCCTTCAACGATTCTTCCAGCGCATCGTGTTTACCCTGTAAATATCCAGACTGGTAAATGTTCTCGCAAGAGGCCCGGATCAATTCCGCCTCCTCAGATAGATGCGTGCCGAGATATTTAGCGGCCAGTGGTGCAAATTTAAATATTAACGCCTCTATTACCGTGTCCTTATTTGATGTCATGGTGTCCTTATTTGATGTCATGATTTTTTCTCCTTACAGAAACATCTTGCCAATCTGCTTTTACCATCCTTTATAGTCGTCAATTCCACGTCATATCCTGCCATAAGGTATCCTGCTACATCCTTAGCCATATATTTATTCTCCCCTGTCGTCATTGCAACAACACACCCACATGGCTTTTTGCCTATATATGCCGGGTCATTATCATGGTCACTCATCCCAAATCCTCCCGTGTATACTCCCTGCCGCAGATCTCGCAGAAGTATACCCACTTATCAACCCTGATTAGCTTGCTGTTGTCTACCGGGCAGGTCATTCTTGCACCAACATTGCCACTGTCACTTTAGTTAGCGAATTATGTATCGTTGCAATATTTTTACCCAATATTTCCTTCTGTTTCTCAATCAACTTAATCTCAGCAATCTTATCTAAATTTTCCTTATTATAATCAAGGCAATCCCTTAACAGTTCTTTATTTCTTTTGCCGTCAATTATGAGCCATACTTGAGACCCTGAACCATACCTGCTTTCCTCTGCCATGCTGGTGATTGTTCCCTCTTCATAGTTGCCATACCTGCAAAACATCACCTTCTTCTCTAACCTTTGCTTCTTCTCCTTCTTCTCTCCCCCAGTTTCAATGTACTTCTCAATGGCAGGAAAGCTCTTAGACTCCTTCAGTACAGCTTCCCCATCAATCACCTGATAAATCCCTGTGACATTGCAGTATGTGACCTCGTAACCTGATATGGTAGACTTAAATAGCATTTCTCCCCCTATTTGATACTATCTTTGGCAATTTCTCACACTTCACATTAATATCCTTACCGTTAATATGGCAATCCCCTAAATTCATGCAGCTATCCTCGCCCCGCTCTGCCGTATGAGGGCTGCCGTGATAACATTTCACGCAGGTAGTAGATATGCCCGACTTAACACAGCATACACT